TATACTCAGGTGAGATACCTAAGTGGGATCTGTCTAAGATCAGACCAGCAGGTGCTAGACTCAAGACCTTTGGCGGCAGAGCTAGTGGACCTAAACCATTACAGGAACTGTTTGAGTTTGTGGTACGTAAGTTCAAGGTAGCAGCAGGACGTAGACTAACCACACTTGAGTGTCACGACATCATGTGTAAAGTAGCAGAGGTTGTGGTAGTAGGTGGTGTACGTAGGTCAGCTATGATCTCATTGTCTGATCTTGAGGATGACAAGATGCGTCACGCTAAGACAGGTAACTGGTGGACTGAGAATCCACAACGTGCATTGGCTAACAACTCTGCTGTCTATAATTCTAAGCCAGACGTAGGTCAGTTCCTGAACGAGTGGACTAGCTTGTATCAGTCACACTCTGGTGAACGTGGTATCTTTAATCGTGAAGCTGCAGTAGAGCAGGCTAAGAAGACAGGGCGTAGGGATTACGAGCAAGAGTTTGGGACGAACCCGTGTTCGGAAATCATCTTGAGACCTTACCAGTTTTGTAATTTATCAGAGTGCGTAGTACGTGAATCAGATACGATCTATGATCTTGAACGCAAGGTTAGACTAGCATCTATACTTGGTACGTATCAGTCTACGATGACACACTTCCCATACCTACGTAAGATATGGCAACGAAACACAGAGGAAGAGAGACTCTTAGGTGTATCTCTTACTGGTATCTTAGATAATAAAATGTTAGGAGCAAATGTTGAACAGACTAGATCTCTTCTTGAACGACTTAAAATGGTTGCTATCGATGAGAACCTACAGCTTGCAGGTGATCTTGGCATTAACCACTCTGTCTCTATTACTTGTGTTAAACCTAGCGGTACTGTCAGTCAGCTTGTTGATTCTGCCAGTGGTATTCATCCGCGACATAGCCTTCACTATATACGCCGTGTTCGTGGAGATAAGAAAGACCCGCTCACCACCTTCATGGTAGAGAAAGGTATACCAGCAGAGGACTGTGTGATGAGACCAGAGTCTACTGTGGTGTTCAGCTTCCCTAAGAAAGCACCAGACTCTGCTACGTTACGTGATGATCTCACAGCTATTGAGCATTTAGATCTATGGATGCTATATCAAAAGCATTGGTGTGAACACAAGCCATCAGTAACTATCTCTGTTAAGGAAGACGAGTGGGTTGAGGTAGGTGCTTGGGTGTGGAAGAACTTTGATGACATCAGTGGTGTCTCATTCTTACCACATGATGGCGGTACATACAAGCAAGCACCTTACGAGGAGTGTACCTATGAGCAGTACGAGGAACTATTAATGAAGATGCCAGCTAAGTTACACTGGGATGAGTTAATAGAAGATGATGATAACGTTGAGGGCGTACAACAACTGGCTTGCACAGCAGGGGTTTGCGAGATCTAAATGTTAGAGACAGTCATAGCTTTCTTAGCTCTACTAAACTGTCATCCAGAGGACTTTGTTATTACTCCTAGTAATAATACGTTCTATCTAGCTGGGGATATTGGTGTGATCTACGTGAAGCCGGGTATGTATAAGGATCACATACTCGTTCACGAGATCTGGCATCATTGTCAATGGCAATGGGCAGGTAAGAAACCTGCCCAGTCCTATGATGAGTGGAGACGTAGAGAAGAGGAAGCTATGAAGGTCGAGGATATATTCCTCAACCTATCACAGTAGTTACTTTAGATATGTATTAAAGAAGTCTTTGTTCCTACCTAAAGATACATTCTTCTTTGTCTCAGGATCTGTATAGTATCTTTTGTACTCTTTCCTCATTGTTTCTAAATCATTCTTTAGTAATGCTTCTGTAAATTTAGGAAACTCAAGGATGCCTCCACCTTTGCCTGAATCTTTAACATTAAACTGAAGATCAAGTAACATCTCTTGTTGTTTAGGAGTCAAGTCTTCAAAAGATTTTTTATATTTGTTTGTAAGATTCTTACTTAAAACTGATTTAGTTTTAGCTAAATCTTTTTGTAGAATATCTTGAGCTTGTTCTTTAGTTAATGTCTTTAGATCATATCCATATACTTTTCCAGACTTTACTTCTGCGTCTGTAAGTTTATGTCCTATGCCTACTGTATCATTACCACCTTCAGCAGACTTATATCTAAACGGTGTCTTACCTGTATCAGTTTTTAATCCCTCTACCTTTTGTAAGTAACCAATAAATCTTTTAGAGAACTGTGGCTCAACTAGTTGCGCTCTCGACGCCTCTATATCCGCACCGCTTCCTCCTCCAAAACCAGCACCAAGTCTTTGTCTAAAGTCTGTAGCTTCTGTTGGTGCTTCTTGAACTATTGCTGGTGGCTCTGGTGGCATAGCATCCATAGCTCTTGACATCTCCTCTCCACCTGCTCCGCTAGTACCTATGTATGGGAACGCAGGTTGTCCATAATTAGTTACAGGTGCTGCATTTTGAGTTCCAGTAGCTATATCGTATTCAGATCTAACAGGATTAAGAGCGTCATATCTTTGTCTTGCTTGTTCAACAGCAGTGTTAAAAGGATTACCAGCGTCTGCTCTAGTATCAAACAACCTTCTTTGTGAGGAAGGAGTATCATACCCAGAAGACTCCTGAATCTTAGCAATCTCCATATCAATCATTCTATCAACATATGGATTGCCTACTTGTCTAGGATCTACACGACCTTGCGCTATTAATTCGTTCAGTACCTGAGATCTTAACGGAGCTTGAGCTTGTCTCTGCCTGTATGCTAGCTCAGGATCAATAGGAGTTACTGATGGTATAATAACATTAGGTTGTGCTACCGTAGGTATACCAGCAAATTCTCCTGTTCCTTCAAAACCACCTAAGTGTGCAGGAGGTGGTCCTTGTTCTGGGAAACGTCTTCTAAACCTTAAATTTTCTAGGTTAGCTTCAATGTTAGCATCAAATTCTTCTCTGCTCATGATAGGTTTACCTAGCCTATCTGTTCCAAGACTTTTAGATGGAGCGTCTTTAACTCTCCATTTTGGCATTGGAAGTTCGCCACTAAAATAAGTATTAGCTACATCCATAGCTAAGTTAGCTTCATTAGCAGGTAAGTCACGTGTAACAGAGTCTGGTTTAGCAAAGAAATTAAAGAAGTCTGACGCAGCTTGAACACCTGATAGTCCTCTACTTGATGGCTCTACCATATTACTTGTAGAAGAATCTACACGATCTGGAGAAAACAAACCACCACGACCATAACCACCCATACCGTCTGGAGTAACTTGCCTAGACCTTGAGGTAGACAAAGTACCCATAGATGAAGGAGCAGTGTCTTCAATAGTTTCTGTTCTTACAACATTACCTGTGTCTCTGTATGTAGGTTGTTGCTTTGCGCCTTGTTGCTTTTCAATAAACCTTCTCTTGGCAGCAGCTATCTCAGGAGTGTAGTCAGTAGCTCTCATGCCTGAGTTAATCCACTTGAGGTACGGATCAGATTCTATCTGCTTCTGCACTGGACCTTTCTCGCCAATGCCATAGCGTTCCATAAATATTTGAAGTTTATTCTTTTTGTTAGTAGCCATAGTTAGCCTCCAATGCCATACCTTTCTCTAAGTTCTGATCGTTGTTTCTTTTCCTGTTTCTCTTGATACTCTTCTACACCACCACCAAACCAGTTATACCAAAGAGATCCAAGTAAAGGAATATTCTTACCCATCTTAGGATCAAACTCTCCAGTTGAGACAGCAGTCCAGCCACCTTTAACTATGTTATCAAACATATTAAGAGGTGGTGCTACCGAATCTAAAATAAAGTCTCCAACTTTTCCTGTCTTAGCTAACTTAGCTACACCATACTGAGATGAAGCAAACACCTTGAACACATTGTCTATATATCTTTGACCTACTTCAGATTCTAAATCAATATCTTTACCAGCTATTAAGTCTTTAGCCATACCAATAGTCATATTAGATGTAGGTACTAGTAAAGAAAAAGCTATAGCATTTCTAGCAGCTACTCCTTTGTTGCCTTTCTGATACTCTTCAACTATACCTTTCCTAATTAGGTTAAGTTGTTTTAACGTAAAGCTGTGTAGTGTATACAGCATCCTACCATCTTGCATCCTCAGATACTTCTCAGGCATCTCAGCAGGAGACACAGGTTGGATATCAGAAAGTCTATTGAATAGGTATTCTTTAGTACGCTCAGTTAGTTCACCGTTC